ACAGCGTGGCGTATACCGGCACTGCTGGTAACACATCCACATGGCCTCCCGGCGCGCAGGGCGTTGTGGTCTGGTCGGATCAGGCTTGTTACGTCGAAGTAGGCGTCGGCGCTGTCGCTACGACCGCCAGCACGCCAATCCCGCCATTTACGCCAATTCCTTTTGTGCTGACCGTCAACACGTCGGGCGCTCCTTGGCGCGTGAGCGCCATTCAGGTGTCCACAGGCGGTACGGTGTACGCCAAGCCGATCAACCGGAATTAAGATATGGGGTTTGGTGGCGCCCTTCGTAACGGTATTGCGCTCGGTCTGGGCAGCATTATCTCGTTTTTTTCTGGCTATGGTCCGGATCAAGCGCAGGGCAACCTCGAAACCGAAAACGGAGACAACCTCGTCCAAGAGGACGGCGGATTGTTGCTGCTGGAGTAATTTGATGTCAGTAACCCCCTCACCTATTGGCGGCTTCGCAGCGCAGTTCTTCGACAATAACGGCGTTATCCTGTCGGGCGGCAAGATTTATACCTATGCAGCCGGCACAACTACGCCGCAGGCAACGTACACCAGTGCGTCTGGCGTTACGCCGCACAGCAACCCTATCATTTTAGATAGCGCAGGACGCGTACCGGGCGGCGAAATTTGGCTGACTGACGGTCTGGTCTATAAGTTTGTCATCGAAACAGCCACAGGCATCCTGCTCGGCACTTACGACAACATCACCGGCGTCAACTCAAACTTCGTCAACTACACGGTGCAGGAAGAAGTCATCACGGCCACCGCCGGCCAGACTGTGTTCAACCTTTCGACGATCAACTACACGCCCGGCACAAATTCGCTGTCGGTCTACATCGACGGCGTAAACCAATATGTTGGCGACAGCTATTTGGAAACAGACAGCAACACTGTCACATTTACGGCTGGCGTACATGTCGGCGGCGAAGTCAAGTTTACGACAGCGATCCAGACAACCACAGGCGCTGTAGACGCGTCGATTGTCAGCTATGAACCGCCATACACGGGTAGCGTCGCTACCAACGTCGAAGCCAAACTGGCTCAAATTGTTTCGGTTAAAGATTTTGGTGCTGTCGGCGACGGCGTAGCAAATGATGCTCCGGCTATCCAAGCTGCAATTGACGCAATGGCTGCTCTTGGCGGCGGCACTGTATATGCGCCAAGCGGTACATACCTCTTAGCTTCTTTTACTTCGGCCCCATATTATACGGTAAAAGCTAAAAGCAACGTGTCTGTTTTTGGTGATGGCCCAGACACAATATTCAAACTAGCAAACGGAATGGTCACGTCAGTTCAAGGCGTTGCTTTTCTGTACAGCCACGATGTTGCGCTAACCAACATTCGTTACAGCAATTTTAAAGTTGATTGGAATGGCCCAAACAACTTAAACCAAAACACAGTTGCAAGTAACGTATGCCGATTAGGCGGTGGCGCTGGCATAACCAACTGGCACATTGATAACGTGTGGTTTTTGAATCCCGGCGGCCATCACAACATTGTAATCGCTGGCGGCGGCAACAACAACTCCGTTACAAACTGTTTGTTCCAAAACGCTGGCCGTGCCGTGACAGGTAACACGTTAATCACTGATCACAGTTCAATCTATACGGATTGCAACCAACTGATTGTATCAAACAACGTTTTTACGTGCGACAATCTTAACGACACCGTTGCGACCGCTATCGAACTGCATGGTAACCAAATTATTTGCGAAGGAAATTCGGTTTACGGATACTCTATCGGGGTGATAGCTGGCGCGTCGGAAAACACAGGTAATAACTTCCATTACAATATATCCGATAACGTTTTAACAAACGTCATCGACGGTATTCGTCTGGTAACGGCTGACGCCAATATCAATGATTTTTACATCATTAACGCAAACGAAGTATATTGTAGGCCGCTTACGGGCCGCAACAGCATTGGTATAGGCACTCTAAATTCTTCGAGTGTTATGTCCGGTCAAATAAAAATATCGAACAACCTCATAATGTTGAACGCTTGCCCTGAATTGGCGCGAGTGCATACTGGCATTTCGTTGACTGATTGGTCGAACGTTAACGCATCAGGAAACAATATTGTTAACTGGTCTGCCGCTGGGTTCTATTACGAGAACACCGTAGGTGTGGGCAATTTTGTTGATGTATCAAGCAACTTTATAACGGGCTGCGGGTATACATCCGATGCAGTTTCTAAGCGGTCTATAGCTGTAAACGCTGGCGCAGGCGGAACTATCAACAGCATTTCCATAAGCGGCAATACGGTAAGCACAGCCACCCCTTATGGCGGAACAGTTGCAGTTAATGGGCTTACTTTTAACTCAAACTCGTATAACCGAATTGAGATTCTCGATAACACAGTAAGTGGTCAATCGGGTTCTTCAATCGTCAAGGGTCTAGCAGAACCTACTAAAGTTTGTTTTGTTAGGCAGGCAAGCACAGAAAATCCAATAACTGCGGCTATTAAGGCAACTTTTGGATCGCAATGGTCTTCCACTGCTGAAGCTAGACAATGGTACGCAGTTGAAGCTGCAAACAATGGTAACTCAAATGTTTGGCAGTCAGTTGAGTATGGGCTTGTGGCCCCTGTTTCTGGCGAACATTACAGAGGTGACCGTTGCATTAACTCTGAACCTGCGGTTGGACAACCTAAAGGTTGGATTTGCACTGTTAACGGAACGCCGGGGACTTGGGTCAGCGAAGGCAATCTTTAAGGAAATTTGAAATGGCTGATAAAAAAATATCTGCATTAACTGCTGCATCTACCCCGTTAGCGGGAACAGAAGTTTTGCCTATCGTGCAGAGCGGCAGCACGGTCAAAGTTAGCGTTGATAATCTTACTACTGGCAAAAGTGTCAGCATGAAAGATTTTACCGCAAACTCTGGCGCAGCTAACCAAGAATGCCGTCTCCAGTATTCGGATAACGGCGCTGGACGCACTGTGATTCTTCGGATGTCAAGTTCGTCAACTGCACCTTTTGACGGCTACGGAGCCTACATTAAAGCTACCCAAGGCGGCGGCGTTGATGTGCATAGCTTGGCGTTTGGCACGACCATTGGCACACCCAGCGATAAGCTAACTGTCCGTTACGATGGTCTTGTCACGGTTGAAACAGATAACTTGAAGATCGGCACCGCTGGCAAAGGCATCGACTTTAGCGCAGCCACGCACGCTGCTGGCATGACCAGCGAATTGCTGAATGATTATGAGGAAGGCACTTGGACGCCTGCAAGTGGCGTAGGGTCAGCTACTTCGGTATCGGGCGTTTACACAAAGGTGGGGCGTCAAGTTACGGTTATCGGCACATTAACTTTCCCCGTACAAGTAGATGCCGGCGTCGCAACCATAACGGGTCTTCCTTTTGCCTCCGGTGCAACAGGTTCAGGCGGAAGTTTACGCTACACAGATTTTGGAAATGTTTTCTTTTTGTACGGAAACCCAAGTGCTTCAACAATTAGCTTATTTACTGCCGCTGGCGCGGGGATTTCGTATACAAGCATAAGCGGAAAGCGCGTTGATTTTATGATGACGTATTTCGTCTAAGGATATAAAAATGTCTCTTACAAAAGCATCCTATTCGTTAATCACGGGCGCACCGACAAACGTGCTTGATTTTGGTGCTGATCCGACGGGTGTTGCCGATAGTCAGCCAGCCATTCAGGCCGCCATTGACTCAGGTGCAACCGATATTGTCATCCCTGAAGGTAACTATCGCGTAAACAGCAGCATTACCATTACCGCTACCAGCGCCGTAAAAACCATAACCGGCCACGGCAATGCGGTATTGAAGCTGTATACGGCTGTGCAATCTCAAATCTTTTTGTTGTCTTCCCCATCGCCAAGCTACCCAACAAAACAATTTTTCTATATGTCTAACTTAACCTTAGACTCCAACGGCAGCAAAACAGACGGCTTGCAAAATTACGGCATCTTGTCGGTAAATACTAGCTACGCTCAATTTAATGACATTTGGGCAAAAAACTTTAGCGGCGCAGGGCTTGAACTTCGCGGATGCGTTTATGTTGGCGTTTCTAATTTTACAGCTAATAGCTGCACATACGGCCTTAGCTTTCAGCAAAACCCTGTAGGCACGCAATGCACTGCTGTGCGCGTTGATCGTGCGTATGTGACAGGATGCACACGCGGCGTCACGCAAACAGGCGCAGTAGACATGATCTATGACGGCCTTGTCATGGAATTGAGCGGAAGCACAAGCACCAACGACGGCGCGTTGCATTTGGCAGGCGGAACGGCAAACCTTAACTTTCCATATTTTGAAGCGAACTTGCGAAATATCGTAGCCGTTGACGCGGAAGTAACTATCCGCACAATATACGGCGACGGCACTGGCACAGCCGCAGACGTAATTACTTACTCTGGCGTTCCAGACGCGGAGCGCGGCTGGGATGTATCGTTTGGTTACGATCATACGATGGCGCGATTGAACGCTGACAGCTATACTGGCCGCGATTTAGTCATCGGCGAAAACGTAACTGTGCCGCTTGCTGGCGGAAGCGTTCAGTTTGGTAATCAGACTATGGATGTCGAGTCCGGAACGCTGACTTCAGCCACATGGACAACGGTATACACAATCCCTGCTGCTGAAGTTACAGGTACTGCCGTCAATCTAAAAGCGATGTATGAGTATACTTGCTACGCAGGGTCTTCCGATCAAAGCACGGGTTTTGACTCAGGCACAATTATGAACGGCACGCTGCGTAGCTATTCAGGTTCAACACCAGCGTGGTTGCGTTTAAGCAGCAACACTGTGCAAATGAACGTCACTGGATCGTCTTACGGCCTAAGCTATAAGATCGTAATGCGCCGTATGTACCCCGGCTAAAAACTAACACACAATTTCTTGATTTTGATTGGAGATTAAAATGGCTTTAGAGAAAATTGCAGTGGTCGATAAGATTGAAGTTCTTGAGAATGGCTCAGTGCAGGTTCGCACTAAGACCGCCATCCTCGAAGACGGCGAACAGATCAGCGGAACCTTCCACCGTCACGTTGTCGCCCCCGGCGATGACTACAGCGCAGAAGACGCCCGCGTGCAGGCAATATGCGCCGCGACGCACACTGCCGAAGTGGTAGCTGCCTATGCCGCAGAACAAGCTAAGAACGCACTGCCAGAAGTAGAAGCGTAACAATATTGCCAGACTGCATCAAATGATGTAGTCTAGCCACCAACCGTACTGATGCGGCTCATCAGGAACTCTTTAAGGGTTAAACATGGACGATAATGTCTTTACCGAAGCGGATGCCTCCGCGCCAGAACTCGAAGCCACGGCAGCAATCGAGCCTGTAGAAAACACGACGCCGGAAGAGCAGTCTGCTGAGCAGGAAGCACCCAAGACCTTCACACAAGAAGACTTGGACGCCATTGTAGGCAAACGACTCGCAAGAGAGCAGCGTAAATGGGAACGCGAACAGGCTCAAAGAGCAGAGGAAATGCAGGCGCGGCAGCAGCCGATCCACGACATTACCCCTGATCAATTTGAGACTTATGAGGATTACGCAGAGGTTTTGGCCGAACGTAAAGCCGAAGAACTGCTGGCACGCCGTGAAAAGGACAGCCAGCAACGTGCAATGCTAGAGTCTTATCACGAACGTGAAGAGGCAGCGCGGGACAAATATGACGACTTTGAACAAGTCGCATACAACCCCAACCTTCCAATCACCGACGCGATGGCGATGGCAATACAAGCGTCCGATATTGGTCCCGACGTGATTTATCACTTAGGCATCAACACTAAAGACGCCCAGCGTATCTCGCGTATGGACCCCATTTTGCAAGCTAGGGAAATTGGTATGATCGAGGCGCGGCTTACAGCCGAACCTACGTTCAAAAAAACCTCCAACGCCCCGGCACCGATTGCACCTGTCACTGCCCGCACCTCTGGTGCGCCGACATTTGATACGACAGACCCACGGGCCGTAAAGTCCATGAGTACGTCAGATTGGATTGAGGCAGAACGGCTACGGCAGATCAAGAAGTTCGAGGCACAACGCAACAGATAATTTAGGATTATTACCATGTCTAACTCGATTTTAACAATCGACATGATCACGCGCAAGGCGCTTGAGATTCTCGAAAACAACCTTGTTCTTACACGTAACGTAAACCGTCAGTACGACGACAGCTTTGCTGTTGAAGGTGCTAAAATTGGTTCAACCCTGCGTATCCGTCTTCCAGACCGCGCACTTGTAACTGATGGCGCAGCCCTTCAGGTACAGGACGACAACGAGCAGTTCACAACTCTGACCGTTGCCAACCAGAAGCACATCGGCGTTAACTTCACGACTGCTGAATTGACCATGCAGTTGGACGATTTCGCAGAGCGCGTTCTCAAGCCACGTATCTCGCAGCTTGCTTCTAGCATCGACGCTGACGTTGCAAACTCGTTCTTGACCATCGGTAACACTGTCGGCACGCCCGGCACTACGCCAGCTACTTCGGCTGTTCTTCTTGCTGCACAGCAGAAGCTGAACGAAAACGCTGCCGTGATGTCGCCACGTTATGCCACTGTCAACCCAGCCGCAAACGCTGGTTTGGTCGAAGGCATGAAGGGTCTATTCAACCCAACTGACACGATCAGCAAGCAGTTCAAGAACGGCATGATGGGTACTGGCGTACTTGGTTTCGACGAAATCAATATGTCGCAGTCCATCAAGCAGTTCACCACTGGTACGCGTGACGCAACTGGCGGTTCGACTTCGGCTGCTGTAACGGCAGAAGGCGCAACCACCATCGCCATCACTGGCGCTGGCGCTAACGACACCGTCAAGGCTGGTGACGTGTTCACTGTAAACGGTTGCTTTGCTGTCAACCCACAGACCCGTGAAAGCACAGGTTCGTTGTTCCAGTTCGTTGCATTGGCTGATGTCTTGCTCAACGGCTCTGGCGCAGGCAGCCTCACTGTTGCACCGATCTACTCGGCTGGTCACGCGCTTGCTACCGTCAATGCACTGCCTGCCAACAGCCAAGCAGTTGTTTTTGTCGGTGCTTCAGGCGGTCAGTACGCTCAGAACCTTGTATACCACAAGGACGCCATCACCTTCGCAACCGCCGACCTTCTGCTCCCACAAGGCGTAGATATGGCTTCGCGTCAGGTACACAACGGCATCTCGCTTCGCGTTGTTCGTCAGTACGACATCAACAACGACCGTATGCCTTGCCGTATTGACGTTCTGTATGGCTACAGCACGATCCGTCCGCAAATGGCCGTCCGGATGTGGGGTTAATTTAAACATGGCCCTCGGTTCGCCGGGGGCCAAACTTTTTAAAGGATTTATATCATGGCTATTCTACCTAATGGCGCCGGCGGTTATCAAGTTGGCGACGGCAACCTCGGCGAAGTCACGCTGGGCGTATCCGCAATCCCTACCGCGTACACCGCGGGTGTTACGCTGACCACTGCCGATTTGGCTGGCGGCGCAGTTGTATACACGTCAAGCAGCACTGCTGACCTTGCGCTTCCTGCTGTTAGCGTTGTTGACGCTGACGTTAGCAGCGCCAAAGTTAACTCGTCGTTTGAGTTTGCTTTGATTGCTACCAGCACCGGCGTTCCTACCATCACGGCAGGCACAGGCTGGACGCTGGTTGGCGTTGGTACAGGCGTTGCATCGCGCAGCGTGTTGTTCCGTGCTGTTAAAACCAGCGCGACAACGTACAACCTGTACCGCATCGCTGGCTAATAGGTTTGCCCCGGCTACGGTCGGGGCATCCTTTTCAGGAGAACAATTATGCCCAATACTAAAGCAGTAGGCGTTGCTTACGCCGATCCTGAGTTTGAAAGCGTCACGGTTAGCGGCGCTATTGTCGCCACCGGCGCGCTCGTCGCCAACGGCGGCGTGGTTGCTTCGACAATCGAAACAACAGGCGACGAAGTAGCCGCCAATCTTAACGCAGGTGTTTACATTCTCAGCACGGCGATTACCGCTAACACAACAACCACTTCCGCACCTGTAGGTTCGCTCGGCATTACGACGAACGCTACTGGCCGTGGCAAGCTGTTCTATGCGGACGGCACCAAGTGGCAGTTCATGGCGATCAGCTAATATAGTGGACGGCTTTCGGGCCGTCCATTTTACGGAGTTTCTATGGCTGCTATATATCTTGTTCACGAAGTCCACGGCGCAAAAGTCGCTATTTCAGAAGAAGAAGCGATTTCTGATGAATATTTTGGCTGGGAACGCTATAATCCTGACGCGCCTGTAGAGGCGCCAGTAAACGAAATGCCGGCGCGCAATAGTCGCCGCCGCACAACGCAGGAAGACTAACCAATGGAAACGGCTGGGGACATCATTAACGGATCGCTTAGGCTGCTAGGCGTTCTGGCAGAAGGCGAAGTTCCATCGGCTGAGACATCGCAAGACGCACTGCGCGCCATGAACCAGATGATTGATAGCTGGAACACAGAGCGCCTGTCCGTCTTTGCAACACAAGACCAAGTATTCATATGGCCCGCAGGGCAAATATCGCGCACGCTTGGGCCTTCCGGCGACTTTGTCGGCAACCGTCCTGTTCTGCTTGATGACTCGACGTACTTCGTCCAGCCCGGCACCGGCGTCAGCTACGGCATCAAATTTATCAACCAGCAGCAGTATAACGGTATCGCGGTCAAGTCCGTCACATCGACATTTCCGCAAGTTATTTTCGTCAACATGACGTACCCTGACATTGAAATGTTTATCTATCCGCGCCCCACAGCGGACCTGACATGGCATTTCATTTCGGTTGAAGAACTGACGCAGCCTGCGACGCTGGCAACGCAACTGCACTTCCCGCCCGGCTATCTGCGTGCGTTCCGCTATAACTTGGCCTGCGAAATGGCCCCTGAGTTTGGCACGGAGCCTTCATCGCAAGTCCGCCGTTTGGCGATGTCGTCGAAGCGTAACATCAAGCGCATCAACAACCCTGATGACATCATGTCGGTACCGTACAGCCTGATTGCTTCACGTCAGCGGTTCAACATCTACGCCGGGAACTACTAATGAAGACGCCGATCCTTGGGTCGGCGTATGTCGCTAGAAGCGTCAACGCCGCCGACAACCGTATGGTTAACCTGTTTCCTGAGATTGTCCCTGAAGGCGGCAAGGAACCAGCGTTCCTTCAGCGCGCGCCCGGCCTCACGCGGCTGGCGACTATCGGCATTGGCCCTATCCGCGGGCTGTGGACCTATGGCGACTACGGCTATGCCGTATCTGGCCCTACGCTGTATCAGATCGACAGCAACTGGAACGCGGTCGCCAAAGGCACTGTAGGCGGCACTGGCCCTGTCAGCATGGCTGACAACGGCACGCAGCTATTCATAGCTGCTAACCCGCTAGGTTACATCTACAACGCCAACACCGATGTGTTCCAGCAGATCACCGACCCTGACTTCCCCGGCGCCGGCACGGTCGGCTACATCGACGGCTATTTTACGTTCAACGAACCCGGCACGCAGAAAATCTGGGTGACATCGCTGCTCGACGGCCTGTCTGTTGATCCGCTGGAGTTTGCCAGCGCCGAAGGCAATCCAGACAATGTGGTCGCTATCTTTGTTGACCACCGCGAAGTGTGGGTGTTTGGCACCAACTCGACCGAAGTTTGGTACGACGCAGGGCTGCTCGACTTCCCGCTGACGCGTATCCAAGGTGCGTTCAACGAACTAGGTTGCGCGGCGCCCTACAGCATCGCCAAGATGGACAACCAAGTCTATTGGCTAGGTAAGGACGCGCGCGGCCAAGGCATCGTCTACAGGGCCGCTGGCTACATCGGTCAGCGCGTGTCTACGCACGCTATCGAATGGCAGATGCAAGAGTATGCCGACATCTCAGACGCGACCGGCTACACGTATCAGCAGGACGGCCACAGCTTCTACGTTCTGAACTTCCCCACCGCCAACACCACATGGGTGTATGATGTCGCCACTGGCGCATGGCATGAGCGGGCGTCGTTTGCTAACGGCGAGTTTAACCGTCACCGCGCCAGCAGCCAGATGTTCTTCAACGCCACTACGGTCGTCGGCGACTATCAAAACGGCAAGATTTATTCATTCGACCTGAACGTATACGCTGACGATGGCGCACCGCAGAAATGGCTGCGGTCATGGCGCGCGCTGCCGACAGGCGCTAACAACCTTGCGCGTACTATCCAGCACTCCATGCAGCTTGACTGCGAGACAGGCGTGGGCCTGAACAACGGCCAAGGCAGCAATCCGCAAGCCATGCTGCGCTGGTCGGACGACGGCGGGCACACATGGTCCAGCGAACACTGGAAGTCGATGGGCCGTATTGGCCGTTCTGGCTATCGTACCATTTGGCGCCGCCTTGGCGCGACGATGAAGATACGCGACCGCGTCTACGAAGTGTCAGGCACCGACCCTGTACGGATTTACATTATGGGCGCTGAACTGCTGCTCAGCGGAACGACTGCCTAATGGCGTATTCGCCGATCAATCCTACACAGCTAACGCCGCCGCGTGTGGCCCTGATCGACGAACGATCAGGCGCGATTAGCCGTGAATGGTATCGGTTCTTCCTATCGCTGTTGACAGCTACGCAGACCAACCAAGACGAAGTCGAGTTAGCGCCGGACGCTACGTCGCTGATAGCGTCCTATGACGCCATGCTGGAGTCGTTGGCGCAGACAACCGAAAGCGCCCCTGACTGCTGTTCTGCTACGGCTGACGTGGATGCCAAGGTAAACAGCCTTGCACAAGCTACCGCCAGCACACCGCCGGCTGCTACGGAAAGCGACATCGCGGTTATCCAATCGCAGTTGCAGGCGCTGGCGCTGTCGCCACCACCAAAAGAGTTTCGGTCGCCGCGCTACGGTTCTTTCTATGACACGACATCACAGACAGCGGCAGCAATCAACACAGCCTACGCCATGACGTTCAATACCACTGATCTGTCGCAAGGCGTCACCCGCGGCACACCAACGTCGCGCATCTTTGTTGACCGGCCAAATGTCTACAACGTGCAGTTCTCCGCGCAGCTAGACAAGACGGCTGGCGGCGTCGCATTGGCGTGGGTGTGGCTACGCAAGAACGGCGTCAACGTACCCGACAGCGCCGGTCAAATCCGCATACAAGGTAATAACGCTGAAATTTTGGCTGCATGGAATTACGTCATCCAACTAAACGCTGGCGACTACATCGAATTAATGTGGGAAGTGGACGACACATCTGTTATTTTGTTAGCTGAAGCGGCGTCTGCCGTTCACCCTTCAATTCCGTCGGTAATTTTGACGGTGACTGACAACATAAGTTCTTTGGAGACATAATATGGCCGTATCAATCAGTAACATCATCCCCGCTAAGACGGCGGAGAACAGCCAAACGACGCAGTACACGTCGAACGGCGTGCAGACAATCATCGACAAGTTTACCGCGACTAACTACAGTGTGTCGGCTGCGACGATCAGCGTCAACCTTGTGACGGCTGCGGGCAGCGCAGGCAACGACAACTTGATTGTTAAGACCAAGACGCTCCAGCCATCAGAGACGTATACGTTTCCTGAACTGGTCGGCCATGTGCTGCCGAACAATGGCTTCATCAGCACAATCGCTGGCACGGCGTCGGCAATTAACATCCGCGCGTCAGGTCGTCTGGTTAGCTAATGTCCGTAACAGTGCGCGCCGCCACTATTGACGACATGCCAAGCTACATGGACTTGGCGGAAGCGTTTGTTGCGACGACACCTGTTAGCCATATAGTTCCGTTCGACCGCGATGGCACTGCCGCGTTTGTCGAAGGCGCGCTAGACAGCGAAAACATGATTGTTTTGGTGGCGGAAGACGCAGGCGAACTGATCGGCATTACCGCGGCGATTGCGTACCCTATGTACTTCAACCCTGCAAAGCTAGTGGCGCAGGAGTTGTGGTGGTATATCAAGCCAGACGCACGGGGCGGAGCAGCATCAAAATTGCTATTCCAAGAGATAGAAAAATGGGGTAAGAGTAAGCAGGCAGAAGCTATGTTTATGGTTGCGCTAGACAACGACCGCGTTGAGACTATGGTGAAAATGTACGGGCGTTTAGGGTATACACCCACAGAACGTGTGTTCGTAAAGGGATTAAACTAATGGCACTTACCACAGGCATGGCAATCGCCGCAGGCATATCCGCCGCAAGTTCACTTGCCGGCGGCGCCATCGCTGGCAAAGCATCTAAGAGAGCCGCCAGAACGCAAGAACAGGCCGCGCGCGATGCTACCGCTGCACAGCAGCGTATGTTTGAAGAACAGAAGGCTTTGCAAGAGCCGTTTCGCCAAGGCGGATTAACAGCGCAAAATGAGATTATGCAGTTGCTGGGCATCGGCGGTGATAAGGCCGCGGCTGGCTACGGCAGCATGGCGAAAGCCTTTGGCACTGATCAATTCCAACAAGACCCCGGTTATGCTTTCCGCCAAGCGGAAGGCATGAAGGCGCTAGAGCGGTCGGCAGCCGCACGCGGCAATCTGCTGTCTGGCTCCACCTTGAAGGGTGTGCAGCGTTTCGGTCAAGACTTAGCCAGCCAAGAATATCAGAACGCGTTTAACCGCTATCAGGTCGAGCGCGCAGCACGCCTTAATCCGCTGCAATCATTGATGGGTTCAGGTCAGTCCGCCGCAAACGTGATGACCGGCGCTGCTGGACAGATGGGCCAGAACGAAGCGTCGAACATCTATAACGCCGGTCAAGCGCGCGCGTCTGGATACATCGGTCAGGCTAACGCACTGAACCAAGCCCTTGGTCAGATTGGTGGAATGGCGGGTCAAATACCCATGCAGAACGCTATGATGGATTTTTACCGCGGTAACACGTTTGATAGAGGCGCGGCGCAAGGCCCCGGCTTTGGTTCTAGCACGCCATACCGTCTTCCCGGCTTACCAAGAGGTTAATTATATGGCAAACCAGATGATAGCACTTCAGGCGCGCAATCCGCAGCTTCCTGATCCTGCCCGCGCTACAACGCAGATGGCGAACATGATAAACTTGGCGTCGCAACAGCGCGCGGCGCAACTTCAAGGCGAACGTGCACGTCAAGAGATGGATTTTGCCCGCGCTGGTGAAGCACGCGAAGTAGAATTGCAAGCGCCTAGACTAGCTAAAGCGCAGGCAGAAGCCACGGGTATGGACCTTAAAACAGGGGCTGAGTTTAATGCGTTTGTTTATACGGCGTTGAAGAACGCCGACTCACCTGACCAAGTGGTTGGGTTCGCGCAGCGCATTGCCAGCCTTCCTCAATTTCAAAACCCGCTATATCAGGGTATGTTGTCAGACGCCGTAGAGAATATGCCGACCGACCCCGCGATGTTTCAGCCGTGGAAAGAAGCATCTGCATCTAAAGCATTGACTGCCGCAGAAGAATTGTCAAACGAATTTACGACGCAGAATCTTGGCACGTCTACTCGCGTAATTCGCACACCTAAATATGGCCGCGGTCCTGCTGAAGTCGTTGAAGGTTCCGAAGCCGCTGTTGACATTAAGCCAACTGTTGTCAACACTGATGAACTTGGCCCTATCATCGTTGACCCCAACACTGGAAGGGGTTACCCTGTAAGCGCCGGCGCAATCGGCGGTTATACGGCGCCGGGCGTCGGCGGTTCGCGCGGCGTTGCGGGCGGCGCGCCGGCTAGGGGCAGCGTTGCTGCTGCACTGCAAACTAACCCCGGCGCTATTAAAGATGGTGCGTTCGCACGGTCACAGCCCGGCTACGCTGGCGCAAGCGGTGGCTTTGCTACCTTTGATACGCCGCAAGCCGGTATCGCCGCGCAAGAAAACTTGCTACGCGGCAGCTACGTCAACAAGGGCTTCAACACGATTGACAAAATCATCAACCGTTATGCACCGCAAGGGCCAGAAAACAGTGCCGCGTCTGTTAGCAACTACAAGAAGTACGTTGCACAGAAAGCTGGCGTTGACATTAATGCACCTATAACTGCGGCGCAAATCCCTGTTGTGGCGCGGGCCATGCGTGAGTTTGAGACAGGCAACACAAGCGGCGGTGGTACACCCACAGGTGCTGGCGCACCGCAAACCATCCGACAAGCCGCCAGCACCGCCGACAAAGCTCGCACGGTTAAAAGTTTCAAAGACATCACAGGGTTTGACTTTACATCTGGTAAAGACCCCGTCGCCGATCTGATTAAAAGGTCAACAAGCGGCGGCGCGGAAAAGCTGGGTGCAGATATAGTCGGCTTTATACCTGAAAGCATGGGCGGCGGCACTACAAAGGGCATGGAAGCCATCGGTGCGCTTGAAGTTATTGCTAGTGACCTGACGCTGGCTTTGTTACCGGGCAACAAGCTGGGCGCTGGCGTATCCAACGAAGACCGTAAAATGTTTGAGAAGTTGGTTGGGGAAATGGCAAACCCAAACATACCATCTGGAAAGCGTTTAGCCGCATGGAACCAGCTTAAAGCAAAGATGGCCCGCATCGCCGGTATAGACGCGCCTACCCGAAAAGCCGCGCCATCAAAAGGTAGTGGGCCAAGAACGCCAGTACCGCGCAAAGCAAGCGGTGGTTTTACGGTTGTAAAGGTTGAAGACTGATGCCTACATATACGGTTCGCGCGCCAAACGGTAAGACTTACAAAATCACTGGTCCTGCCGGCGCTACCAACGCGCAGATCGAACGCGCGGTCCTTGAGGCGTATCCAGATGCCGCGGCGGCCGCACCTCAATCAACCGCGCAGCGCGCGTTAGCCAACGCTAAGACAGATGCACAGACTCGACTAGCGCAAGCCCGCCGGTCTAACGACAAGTCGGCGGTGCAAACTTACTCCCGCGAAGTCGCGCGTCTTAATAAGATGACGCCGCAACAGTTTTATAAAGCGCCCGGCAGGGCTGAAAGTTTTGTCAGCGGTTTGGTCGAAGGCGTTACAGAGCCTATTGAACTTGGACTAAACCTTTTCGGTATCGGCGGCGACAAGGCGCAGCGCGAACGGGGTAAGTTCCGCTTACGTGAGTCGCAAAGACAATTCCCGGTCACAACAGCCGCTGGCGAAATCACGGGCAACGTCCTTGCAACTGCGCCGGGCGTAGCGGGCGCCGGCAAAGTTATTACCGCTGGAGGCAAACAACTTGCTAGGGTATTGCCAAAAGCAGGGGCTTCTGTCCAGCGCGTCGGCGCGGCGACAAGTACTGGTGGTCTTGGTGCGGGACGCACTCCGGCTCAAACGGCGGCGCTGACAAGGGGCCAGCGCGGCTTGCAGTTGGCTGAACGGTCTTTAGGCGGTGCCATTGCCGGCGTGACGGGCGCCGCGCAGACGGGCGACGATTTGACTGAAGCCGCAACTTTCGGTGCGGGTTTGCCGGTGGTAGCTAACATTGTAAAACGTCTTGGTGGAAAGGCCGTAGACCTTAGACGCCTGTCCAAAGTAAAAGCCGGAAAGATTATTCGTGAGGCGCTGGGCGAAGACATAGAAGCGGCAAAAGCTGCGTTCCGCGAACTATCACCTGACGATCAGCGTTTGGCACAACAAGTCTTAGTTGAGGCTGGCGTTGAGCCTAGCCCGTACTTTGGCTTGGGTAGGATTGCCACTAGCCAAATGGACCCCGACACTACCGCGCGTATCTTGGCGCAACAAGAAGCGGCGCGTACCGGTCGGTTAGCCGAAGCCGCCGGCGGCGAAACAGCGACGGCGCGAAGAGGCGCTATTGATGTCGAACGCCGCGCGGTGAATGAATTGACAGGCCCAGCCCGCGACGAGGCGTTGGCACGCGCTAACATTGCTGGCGAGACAGTGCCTGCTGCTGAAGCCTTGGCGGCTGCCGCACGTCAGCGCGCAGATGAGATTACTGCGTCTGGGTTTGTCCCCCGTATGCGCGGACTCGAAGAACGCGCGGGCGAACAGGCCGCCATCATGGGCGGCAAGCCTGCATTATTTCCTGACATGGAACGTATACAGCAGACACGCGGCATAGCCGGCGCCGCTGGGCAGCGCGCAGATGAAGCAATGGCCGCGCAAATCGGTTTGCGTGATGTCGCCCGCGACATGGAAGATGTTGTCGCCGACTTAGCCGCCGAAGGCATGACGCCTTTGCGTGTTGGCCCTATCGTGCAGCAGCTTCGCAGCATGGCGGCGCAGCCCGGCACTCGCGCCGACAAGTTGCAGCGCACAACGCTGACTAGGTTAGCTACCGAACTGGAAGGTTTGGCAGACCCCAGCGGCGTTATCGACGCGCGCGACCTGTATCAAATCCGCAAGACCGGCTTGAACGACATTGTGGATCGTCTGCTTGGTTCGCGCGCGCAGCCGTCGTCCGGTACAAAAGAGCGCACCGCATCACTGCTGACTAGCCTTCGCCCCATGATTGACGACGCCATCGAAGGTGCAGGCGGGGCCAACTGGAAAGACTATTTGGTCCGCACCCGTCAAGGCTTTGAAGCTGTCAACCGTCAAGAGTTGTCGGCGCGCGGCGCGCAACTAGCCAAGGAAAACCCTGACGAGTTTATCGCGCTCATGCGCGGTGAGCGCCCACAGATTGTCGAAGACATCATGGGTAAAGGCACAAAGCAGTATGACATCGCCGGCATGGCGCTGGCCGATCCTGCGCGGTACTTAGCGATGAAAACGTCGGCGGACGAATTAGAGACGCTGAACAAGATGGCGCAGCTTGGCGCGCGCGGTCAAACGCGGGCGCAAAATATTTTAAACGAACAGCAACCCGGAAAATTGTCTAGGTACACTGGTACTATTGTGCGCGCTAAATATCCGGCTCTAGCGTTTGCTGGTACTGGCACGCAAGGCGCAGCAAGCGCGTTTGTGACACCCAACGTACAGCGCGAAATCGCTAACGCATTTACCAGCGGTCAAGGCGCGTTGCAGGCAATAGAGCAATATCCAACTGCGGCTCAGTTTTCTGCGTATCTTAGCACACTACCGTCGCCGGTGCGTAACGCATTTGCACAGGCGATGCGCGCGTATTCACAACAACCTTCCACTAGCGCAGAGTAACCCATGACTTCTATCAACCAGACCCAAGCACAACTCAACACGCACGAACAGGTCTGCGCGTTCAGGTACGAGAGTATCTGCGCGCGGATGAAGCGCATTGAAAAAGTCGGCATGACTTCCGCCGGCACAATCATCGTATTGCTGATCGGCATACTAGTGAACGTGCTGCAAAAGGCCGGCTAGGAGGGCGTATGCGTATAGTCAGTCTACTACTGGCGGCGCTGGCGCTTGCTGGCTGCGAAGACCGCTACCGCTACGATTGTCAAGACCCGGCGAATTGGGAAGACGAACTCTGCAAGAAGCCGCGGTGCATCGCTATGGGCTACTGCACCGAATGGCTGATAGATACAGGTGAGAAAGAAGTTGTCGAAGAAGGTTAAGTACTGGTCGCCAGAGGAACTGCTACGTTTCATTGTCGGCGTTGTGTTGTCGTTCACGTTGATGTTTATCGTAGCGACTGTGCTATACTCGTTGATATTCGTGTCGCAGCCGATGGAGGGGCAGTCCCCGAATGACGCTGAGTTTTTCAAGTTGATTAACCCGATAGCGACGTTCATTGTCGGGGCGTTGGCAGGACTTATGGCAGGGCAGGGCAGCGGCTCCATCAAGCCAAAGGACAAGGAGATTAAAGAAGATGAGCTTCCTGAATAGTTTTGAAAGCAAGCACGACGGCGTCAACGACACCGTTGAGTTTGTCGTGCGCGTCGCAATCGTCACGCTGTCGGCAGTTATCCTTGTCGTCGTGCTGGCGCTGGTCGTCGGCATGTTTGTGCCTAACGATGTCGTGGACAGCACTGCCGTCCTTGAGATGATTAACCCTGCGTTCCAGACCATCATCGGTGCGCTTGTCGGACTGCTGGGCGGCCTGAGCCTTAACGCTAACGCCCGTGACACCGACCCTGAGCCAGCGCCTGCCCCAGAGCCAGAAGCGCCGCTTGAACTGACGCCAGCGATGGCGCCGAAGGTGTACGACGATCCGCAAGCCACTGTCTTCATTGACGAGCCTGAAGAGGACGATGACGACGACATGGCACCTTGGGAGAAGTACCGCAACGACCTGCGCTACGACGCCAACGGTGACGGCGTGGTTGACGCGGATGACTTTCCTGATTGGCGGAGTGCGGGTAAATGAGCCTTGTAAATCTACAGAAAAAGATAGGTGTGACCGCTGATGGTGCATTTGGTCCGGGTACATTTAAGGCGGCTGCGGCTTTTTATAAATTATCACCTGATCGGGCTGCACATTTCTTTGCTCAAACGGCGCATGAGTCGGGTGGCTTCAAGGCGTTCAGCGAGAACCTGAACTACAGCGCGAAGGGTCTGCGCGGCATCTTTCGTAAATATTTCCCGACAGACGCGTTAGCTGCGGCGTATCAACGCCAACCTATGAAAATTGCCAACCGCGTCTACGCCAACCGCATGGGCAACGGCCCTGAGAGCAGCGGCGACGGATGGAAGTTCCGTGGCCGTGGCGCGCTTCAGCTTACAGGCAAAGACAACTACCAAGCATTTGCCAACTACATTGGTCGCCCCGACGTGATGGACAATCCTGACCTTGTGGCCGGCGAACTGTGCTTCGAGAGCGCGCTTTGGTTCTTCGACCGGAACAAGCTGTGGGGCATTTGCGACCAAGGCGTTGGCGACGGTGCAATACTTGCGCTGACGAAGCGGATCAACGGGGGCACGCATGGCCTCGACGACCGCAAACTGAAAACCAAGAAATATGCTTCTTGGCTGTAAGGAGAGTAACATGAACTTGAAGAACCTCATCACGAAAATTGCCGTGAAAGAAGTCGCCGGTAAAATCTTGCCGATGGACGAAGCACCAAAGCCTGCCCTTGGTTGGAAAGCCAAGCTGGCCGGCGTACTCGCCATCATCGGCGCAGCCGCTACGGCGCTGTCGCAATACTTAGCTTAGGTTCGCCTAGCCATCATACGCCCGATCAGTATAACCATCGGGCCTAAGTCTTCTGGTGATTGCCCTGCCTTTAGCATGGCAATCACCATTTCCAGTGCTTCAGCGGTCGCCGCTGCATGGTCTGTCATTTCTTTAAACCTTTCATAATCTCACCGCGTTCCCGCGCCGTCCGCATCGCAGAGTAACGCTGATGCAACCGCCGGGCGATGGCCGGGCGCTTGTGCGTCTTCAGTTCCGCGTCCAGCGCATCCTTTAGTTCGCCTTCCGTAAGGTCGGACAGCACGGCAATCATCGACCGCCAGTTTAACTTACTCATTTTTCAATTCCTCTAAGGCTATGTCGGACACCGCACGCTTGTCGTGCAGCGCCGCCCATATACGTTCATCAATACTTTTCTCGGTCAACATCACGTAGACCCAGACATCCTTGGTCTGACCGCTGCGGTGCAGGCGTCCGACCGTCTGTTCGTAAAGTTCCAGCGACCACGGCAGCGACAGGAACACCATGTGGCATCCGCCATGCTGTAGGTTTAGGCCATGCCCTGCGGACTTAGGATGCGCCAGCAGCAACTCGACCTCACCGCGGTTCCAGCGTTCGATGACATTGTCGTCGTCCATTGTCTGCGCGTGCGGGAAGCGGCGCTTCAGTTCCGCCAACTCTTCCTGATAGGTGTACGCGACTATAGTGTTGGCCCGCTGGTTCTCCGCCAGCAGTTCTTCCAGCCGGTCGAACTTGTGGCTGCTGAACCAGATGGACGGCGTGCCTGCGTCGCGGTTGTAGACAAAGCCGGACGCCATCTGTTGCAGCTTGGTCGTCACCGACGCTGCGTTCTGCGCTACGATCTGGTCATCGCCGAAGCGCACGACATACTCACGCTTCATCTTTTCGTATGGCTTGCGGTCATCCAGCGCGACGCGCACCTCTGTGACATGGCACGGCGGCAGCTTGTCCTTATATTCGCCCGGCTCCAGCACGAACGTCGCCGGTTTGATCCGCGCCATGACTTGCTCCAACCCACCGGCTGCTGGAACCCATTGGCCGAAGTCGCGGTTGATGCAGATGAAATACTGTTGCATGAACGCACCCTTGGCGCGGCCCAGCAGCCCTTGGTCGATGATCTTGCACTGGCCGAAGACATCCTCAAGGCCGTTCGACGTGAACGATCCGGTCAAGCCCCAGCGCACCTTGACGTTAGCCAGCAGCTTTTCCAGCGACTTGAAGCGTTTGCCGCTGGGGTTCTTCAGCCGCGTCAGTTCGTCGAACACAATTCCGTCGAAGCCTGATAAATCCTCTAGCTTATCTAGGTTGTCATAGTTAATGACGACAACACTGGCGTCGCTCCGCAACGCATCCACCCTTTGCGCTGGCGTGCCGACAGCCAGCGCAGGAGCGACGCCAGACCATTTCGGCGCTTCCACCGGCCACACATCCGTGCAGACGCGCTTCGGCGCTACCACCAGCCAGCGTTTGACATGGCCGTCGCGCAGCATCTCATCCATCGCCGTCAAGGTAATGGCAGTCTTGCCCGCGCCAACAGGCGCAAGGATCATGGCGCGGTCGCGTTCGTACAGGAACGTCGCCGCCTGCTGTTGGTACGGCCTTAGCTGAAGCGTTTGAGCCATGTGTCCACATCCTCTACTGACCACAGGCAGGCGTAATGCTGCTTGGTGTGCGCCATCTCATCAGAAAAGATACGCTGCAACGCAGACAGCCTACCGTTAGGCTGCTTCAGTTCCACGAACCAAGCCTCGCCGTTAGGCATACATGCTATGCGGTCGGCCACACCGATCTGCGTAACGCTGCGGAACTTATAGGCGAAACCGCCGGCTGCCCGCACACGTTTACAGAAGTACCGCTCTATCTCTTTCTCAGTCATGGCAAAACGCTACTCCAAAATTTTTTGCATTTCAAGCATTGCATTAAAAAATGTTGCAGAGTATACCGGCTACTCAAACAGTAAAGGAAGGTTCAGTATGCAGCATAGTAAGATAGTCGGCGGCTCTACCGCCAAACGCGTCATCGCCTGCCCCGGCAGCGTGGCGCTGGTGGACACCGTACCGCCGAAGCCCAGCAGCAGCTACGCCGACGAAGGCACGCTCCTGCACGACACTATAGCCACCATATTAGAGCGTGACCTTGATCCGTACAGCATGGTCGGCACCACCTATGAGAAAACCGTGCTGACTGAAGCACTGGTCGATGACAAGCTGATACCGGCGCTGCGTGCGCTGGACGAGATAGACCCCAAGGGGGAGATGGAATATGCGGTTGAAAGCCGGGTTGGTTTTGGTGATTTTCTGCCTGACGTTTTTGGTTCTACCGATCTTCTTGGTCGCATGGGTGATCGAGCGGTCGTTCTGGATTGGAAGTTTGGCGATGGCGTGGCTGTCGAAGTCGAGGAAAACAGCCAGCTACTCTTCTACGCTGCGGCGGCTAAACGCACGGCGGATACGGCTTGGGCTTTCGAGGGCGCAAAAGAAGTCGAACTAATCATTGTACAACCACCGTTCGTCAAGCGGTGGGTGACTGACCTTGCACGCGTTGACGCGTTCGAGAAAGAACTTGCCGCCGCCGTTAAGATTGCCATGCGCCCAGACGCGCCGTTGGCGTCAGGCGACCATTGCAAGTGGTGTGCGGCCAAGCCCATCTGCCCTGTCATGACAGGCGCTGTAGACCGCGCCCTGAAAGCCAAGATGGACGCGCTGCCGGTAGACCAGATTGCACACTATCTGGAACAGGCGCCGCTGATTGAGGCGTTCATCAAGGACTTGCAGCAGATGGCGCACGGGCTTCTGGAAGAGGGGCGCAAAGTCCCCGGCTGGAAGCTGGTCAACAAACGCGCCACAAGACAGTGGACAAATGAGGATAAGGCTGTAGCCTTCCTGACAGGCGTTGGTGTAGAAGCATGGGGCGACCCCAAGCCGCTGTCACCAGCCCAAGCGGAAAAGGCTTTGAAGAAAGCCAAGATAGAATTGCCGGCGGACTTAGTTGTCGCCGTCTCAACAGGCTCTACCCTTGCGCCGGAGAATGATCCTCGGCCAGCGGTTTTGCAAATCGGACAGACGCTTACCAAAGCTATGTCTAAAATCCAGTAACAGAAAAGGTACAATACAATGTCGAATATCACTACTTTTGGCGGCGCTAACTTGCCGTCCGTTCAGTCCCTCTCCGGCGCGTTGCGTTCCATCCAATCGGAAGTTGCGCCGGGCGGCACAGTCATCCTAAAGATGGACAAGACAGGCCATTGGGTTTTCGGTGCAGACCAGACCGAAGTTGAGGACGGCAGCCTGTGGGCCGCTAATCCGTTCTCGTTCGTTCATGGCTACATCGCATGGGGCAACGGCGAAGTGCTGGCTGAAAAGCTGGTGCCAGTGTCAGAGCCGCTGCCAGAGTTGGAACCAGCACCAGCAGGCGCACAGCGCGGTTGGGAAATGCAAGTCGGCATGATGCTGGTCTGCACCAACGGCGAAGACAAGGACATGCAGGCGCGCTTCACGGCTACATCAGTCGGCGGCAAACGCGCTGTGCAGGCATTGGCTGTTGCCATCGCCGATCAGGTGGACAAGGACCAGACTAAGCCTGTGCCGTTGCTCTCGCTGTCGTCAGAGCATTACCAGCACAAGACCTATGGTCGCATCTACACGCCTATCTTTGACATCACCGATTGGGTGTCGATGGATGCAAATGCAGTTGAAGAGACAGAGGACGCGGAGTTGGAAGTCGCCGCTGAACCTGAAGCCGCTGAAGGTGCGCGTCGTCGTCGTCGCGTAGTTTAAGGGGTGCGAAAGCCGGGGTGATCCACCACCCCGGCGAGTAGCAGAAGAGTGAGAACTTCTATGTCTAAATTATGGGTTGATTTTGAGACGCGCAGCCGTTGCGACCTTCGCAGCCGCGGCGTGTATAATTACGCGCAGGACGCCAGCACCGACGTGCTGTGTATGTCCTATGCATTTGATGACGAAGACGTGCGGACGTGGCTCCCCGGTGAGCCTTTCCCGCAAGCCGTCAAAGACCACAAGGGGCTGGTATACGCGCACAACGCCGCGTTCGAGCGCCTGATATTCTGGTATGTCCTTCAGGTCGAGTTCAAGCTGGAGCAGTTCTACTGCACCGCAGCGCAAGCCCGCGCCAACTGCGCGCCGGGTAGCCTTGAGGATGTGGGCCGCTTCGCTGGCGCGACCATGAAGAAAGACCATCGCGGCGGACAACTGATCCGCCTGCTGTCCGTTCCGCAAGGCGATGGCACGTTCCGCGAGGACGCCGCGCTGATGCAGGAGATGGTCGATTATTGCGAACAGGACGTGCGGGCCATGCGCGCTATCGCGCAGGCGCAGCGTCCGCTGTCCGACGAAGAGTTGGCCGACTATCACACCAACGAGCGCATCAACGACCGCGGCGTCCTGCTTGACAGGCCGCTGGCGCTGGCCGCTGTGCGCTACGCCCAAGAAGAGATGGTTGAGATACAGGATATCGTCGCAGAGGTGACGCACGGCGAGATTAAGTCCGTCCGCAGCCCCAAGATGAAGGCGTGGGTGCTGGACAGGGTAGGGCCGCAGGCCGTGGCCGTGGCAACTGTGATGAAGGATGGCGTTGAGAAGCTGTCCATTGACAAGAACGTGCGTGCTAACCTACTCGTGCTGGCGGAGGAAAACCCTGATGAAGTTCCGGCGGAAGTTGCAGAAGTCATACAGTGCGCGGACGATCTCTGGGCATCGTCCGTGGCAAAATTCCAGCGTGCCGCGGCGCTTGCTGATGAGGAAGATTTTCGAGTTAGAGGAGCATTTGTTTTTGCAGGAGGCAGTGCTACTGGCCGCGCTTCATCATTTGGGCTTCAGGTCCACAACTTCCCAAGAAAGTGCGCCGCCGACCCGGCATTAGTGCGGCAGGCTATGGTGCGCGGTCACCAGATTGTCCCCGCGCATGGTCGCCGCGTAACTGACGTGCTGAAGGGTATGCTACGTCCTGCGCTGATGGCCGACAAAGGCAAGCGGCTGGTCGTTGCCGATTGGGCCGCTATCGAAGCGCGGGTGACGCCGTGGGCGTCCAACAGCACCTTTGGCGCAAACAAGCTGGACATCTTTGCCAAGGGCGAGGATGTCTACAAGCACAACGCTATGGCGACCTTTCATGTCAGCTATGATGAGGTCGATAAAGACCAGCGCCAGATCGGGAAGGTTCAAGAGTTGGCGTGCGGCTTTGCAGGCGGCGTCGGTGCGTTCGCCAGCATGGGCCGCATCTACGGCTTGCTGATGTCGGAGAGCGACGCGAAGCGCATGGTGGACGCATGGCGCAGGGCTAACAAGTGGGCTGTGCCTTACTGGTCTGGCCTTGAGGACACCTATATGCGCGCCATGCGGAACAAGGGCCGTGAGTTTACCATTGGCCGCGTCACATATTTATTTGATGGATTGCATCTTTGGTATGCGCTTCCGTCTGGACGTGTGTTATGTTATCCTTTCGCCCGTTTCGACGAGGAAGGCAATCTGACCTATGCTAAGGCTTCATGGAAGCCAGCCGCAGACGCTAAAGAATGGCCTAGAGCGCGGCTGTGGCGCGGTCTGGCGTGTGAGAACATCACGCAGGCTGTCGCTAACGACTTGCTGCGCCACGCCTTGCGTCGATTGGATAACGTAGTGTTGCACATCCACGATGAAATCGTCTTGGAAGTGCCAGAGGATGAAGCCGAAGCCGCCGCAGCGCGGCTGGTGCAGATTATGTGTGAGCCGCCACCTTGGGCGTCGGGTTTACCCCTGAACGCAGAAGTGGCAATAATGGAACGATACGGCAAATAGAGGAGCAAGCGATGAGTGAGGATCGCACGAAATTCATAGAATATGTCACTGGTCTAGCCACCGAATACGGCGAGACAGCTTTAGTTGTGCGGCAGAAGCCGCAGCATGACAGCGACGGCAACATGATATTCCACGCAGACGGCGCGCCGAAGGCAACCTTCCCTGCGTTCCTGCCAGAAAAGACCCGCATGAAAGAAGGCGAGGCATGGTATGTCAACACAGGTTCGTTTATCGTTGGCCGCTTTGTAGACGGCAAGCCAGCCGCCAAGTCCAGCAACGTCGAGTATGTGTTGTTTATGATGCTGGACGATGTCGGCACTAAGTCAAAGACGCCGCCGCTTGACCCGACATGGATATTGGAAACCAGCGAAGGTTCGTTCCAGTGGGGCTACGCGTTCAGCGAACAGCCACGCAAGGGCGACTTCTGCGCTGCCATCAAGGCCATTGCGGACGCTGGCTACACCGATCCGGGCGCGACTAACGCCGTCCGCAACTGCCGCATCCCCGGCAGCGTCAACCTGAAGCAAGGGCGCAATAACTTTCCTGCGCGTCTGGTATCGTTCAACCCTGAGCGTGAATACACGCTGGATGAAATCTGCAAGGCGCTGGACGTTACGCCAGAAGAAGGCGACACAGCCGAATATAAAGCTGTGCAGTTGCGCGACAATGGGCTGGACAACGTCCTCACATGGCTTGCGGACAACAACCTAGTCCTTAGCCATCCTAACGCTGACGGCTGGTGCGGCATAGTTTGCCCTAACCATGAGCAACACAGCGACGGCATGGTCGAGGCGCGCTACAAGCCGCTGGATCGTTCGTTCTGCTGCTATCATGGGCATTGCCAAGACTTAGACAGCCGCACGTTCCTTGATTGGGTTGCCAATGAAGGTGGCCCGAAGGTAACGCCGGGCTTGCGTGACGAGTTAATCGCTGAACGTCTGGCGTCGATGTATGAGAAAATCGCGCCTACCGAAGCGTTCCCTGATGAGGCCGCAGCGCGTGTGCGTGAGGTCGAAAAGAAAGAAGCAGGACGGCTGGAACAAAGCGAATGGTTCGAGCGTTTCGCATATATACAGTCCGACGATAGCTATTTCGACATGGTGACGCGTCAGGAGATAGCCCGCAACGTCTTTAACGCGTTGTTCCGTCACGTTGACTGCCGTTCCATCCACAAGAAGACAAACCGCGTGCAGGCGTCCATCTATTATGATGAGCGCCGTCAGGATCGCGGCGCCCCTGCGCTGTCGGCTGTGACGTTCGCCGCTGGCGATGACGTGCTGGTGACGCGTGACGGGCTTGTCTACGGCAATCGCTGGACAGACGGACGGCCTGATGTGTCGGGCAGCGACAAGATTGCAGACCATGATGTCGAGCCTTGGCTAGAGCATTGCCGCAGTCTGGTCGCGGATGATGTCGAGTTAGACCACATCCTTGACGCTATGGCGTTCAAGATACAGCACCCTAGCGTCAAGATTAACCATGCCATCCTGATTGGCGGCGATGAAGGCGCTGGTAAGGACAGTATGTTCCAGCCGTTCCTGTGGGCGCTTGGCGGCAAGCATTGGCGCAACAGGTCAGTCATTGAGGCTGGCGGCTTGGACAGCCAGTGGGGCTACGCGCTTGAGGCTGAAGTTGTCATCCTCAACGAGTTAAAGGAGCCAGAGGCACGCGAACGCCGGGCGATGGCTAACAAGCTAAAGCCGCTCATCGCTGCGCCGCCTGAAACGCTGTCGGTCAACCGCAAGGGTATGCACCCCTATGATTTGGTCAACCGCCTGATGGTGATTGCCTACACGAACGATCCGCTGCCTATCACGCTACCGACGCAAGACCGCCGCTGGTTCTGCGTGTGGACGCGCGCGCCGCGTATGACGCCGACCGCAGCCAAAAAGCTGTGGGGCTGGTATGAAAGCGGCGGCTATGAGAAGTGCGCCGCTTGGCTGCATCAGCGCGACGTGTCGGCGTTCAACCCTGCGGCTGCACCGCCAGTGACCGAATGGAAGCTGAACATGGTCGAGCATGGCATGAGCGTCGCGGAAAGCTATCTGGTGGACATGATGCGCGAAAGGGCTGGTGTGTTTGCCAATGGTGTCATCGGTGGGCCTTTCCACCGCATCTGTGACGCGCTGGCGATTAACGTCCCTGCCGGCGTCAAGATACCACAGGCGGCGCTACTTCATGCGCTCAAAGAAGCTGGCTGGGTTGACATGGGCCGGATCGGTTCGACTGAATACGTGACCAAGAAACATATCTTTGTCGCGCCAGACGTGAAAAAAGGGAACAAATCAGACTTGCGCCGCTTGGCGGAAGACTTGCCTAAGTCGAGCATCATGCCGTCGATAGGCAAGAATTGACAACCATTTGGTTGCAATGATATATGGATAGGGTCGGTGATGCTCCGCTGACCTTTTTAAGCCCCCTGCGTCCTCACTCCGCAGGGGGCTTTTTATTGTCTGCTTTCGCCGCCCTTTTTAATTTATGGTATCGGCCTTCTACGGACGCAATCGTTAGCCCCATTTGCTCCGCCATGTAGGCTGGCCGTAAGCCGTGTTCATAATAACTCATCAACTCTGCGTCCATTTCAGGCGTCCAGATGCGGCTAGTCCGTTTTACTATTGGCATTTTATTCGTCTTTCAGCGCCTTTTCAGCGTCTTCGATCAATTCGATGGGCGGGTAGCGCAAGTAAGACACATGGTCCTTGCCTATCACGCCAAGAAACTCCAGATATTCCATCAGGCGGTAGGCCAAGGTTTCCCCTGCGCGTTCGATATATCGTTCGGGCAGGGCAAGTTCATCATCGTCATCATCATAATCATAGTCGGTCATTTCGTTTCTCCCGTATATAAAACCAGTCAGCCCACGAAATGCGGCCAGACCTGCTCCCCGAAAAATAGAAGCAGCTTCTGCCCTTGCGTTTATCAGCCATCTCAATACGCTTAGTTTGGATTGGGTTGGTCATTTGCTTTGTTCCTGTAGATACGCGCCGCGTTCAACCGCGTCCGCAAGGTTCCGGCCTATGTCATATTCGGGGTCCGTATAATCCGTTGGCACGTCACCGCGCAGCCAAGCAGCGATAGCTTTGCGCTCGTTTGCAATGATGTTCGCATCGTTCTGTGTGTTCTGCTCAGTTCTGCCGTGCTTAACGCCTAACAAGTAGGCGATAGTCAGTGCGTCTTCGCTGTCTTTGTCATTGGTCATTTGATTTCCAATCTTTAGGGTAGGGGACTGCTCGATAGCTGGTCATGTAAAGTCTACCGTCTTCATCCCAATGTTCGGTTCCTGTTGAGCCGTCATCGTTCAATATGACTGCGTGGGCTGGTAGCACCCGCAGCGGTTCGCCCGTCTTAGGGTCAATGCGGTATCGTATCTTATCCGCATCAATAAATTTGTCCTCATCGCTAAGCGCCGGCCAAGGGGCCGTCTGATGCACTGATCGAAAGCGATGAACCATGACTGGTATTTTGTCGGTCATTTGCTCTGCCCCTCTGTGTCGTGCAGCACTTCCACACGCCATTTCAAATCGGTATAGCCGCGCTTCCCGCCGTTGCCGTCTGCGAAGGGTTTAGCTGCTTCAATCCGTCTGCCTTCGCTTTCGGCTTCATGCTGCGTATTAAATCCGTCAAACAGCGTAAACTTGCGCGCGTCGTGTCCGCCGCGATATTCGCAGACAAGGGCATACGGCATACCTAACTTAGCAAGCGTTTCATGTGTCACTTGGCGTTCTGTGGCTTTCATTTGCTTACATCCATCTAGTTATGAAGGTTACGCCGCCCACAGTGCGGCACTTGAACGCTTTGCCGTTGCGGATGCCGTATTGGCTCACGTTGCGGCTGGTGCGCTTGGCATCGCCCTTCTTGGTGGCTGGCATGGTGGCGCTCTCGCCTACGGCCAGCGTTCCGATTGGGTATGTCATTGGTCTAGGCATTTGCTTTGCTCCTTTTCGCGTTCTGCGCGGCGTTCCGCGAATGTCTTGCCGTCCAGTCCGCGCAGCGGCCATGCGCTGTCGGATGACACGCGATGTTTGCGTCCCATAGGCGCGGCTTGTTGTGGTTTAATCATGTGTCTGTCCTTTACAGTTCGATTGTAGTGGTGGGCTTCGGCTTGCGGTCGTTCATCCTATCCAGCCAATAGGCTTGTTCAGGGCCGAACGTCCGCGCTGCATGGTATTTGAACAGTGCCAAGGCCAGCGGGTCGTGCCCCTTGTGCTTGTGCGTCACAATCAGCGGCGATGGTATCATAGCGGCTAGGTCTGTCCGCCGTGCGCGGTGGCGCGATGTGGCTTCGTCTATATCCTCTATGTCGCGCAGCGTCAGGCGTAGGTTGTGTTCGCGGTTGATGTGCTGCAACACAGCGGATTTGTCGCTGATATAGCCGCACAGGTGCTTTATTTGCTTGCGTATGGCGTAATCCATTAGCTTTTGTCCCGCTTGCGGTATTTGCCCGTCAAGGGATCGCGCAGGATGCCGTTGCGCTTCCAGAATAGCAATTCTTCGGCTGTCATTGTCCACATGGCTTGCCAAATTTGGCGGTCACGATGCGTCATCCATAGGACAAACAGTGTTATGGCTTCCAGAGCCAGCAGTGCAATGATTGCGATTTGATAATGGTTCATTGGTCAATCCTCTAATAATAGGGTCAATAGGAATAGGGCGGCTCCAGCGATAACCGCAATCATTTGACGCCGCGTAGGGCGTCTAATTCGTCCATTGCTTCGATCGCCTGCTGTTTCCAGATATCGCACCGAGCGTTTAATTCGTCCCGTTCATTGGTTACCGTTTCCAATTGCGTTTGAACGTCCAATAGGGCGCGTAGGCGTTCGGCTAGTACTAGGGCCAGATCGTTGTCACCGGCGCGCGCGGCGTCGATCAATCCGCTATCCGATAGCATACGCAAATAGTTTCGATCGTTTGTCATTGGTTAGTTTCCTCTCAATGTGATGATGATTGCGCTTACAGACGCCGCTAGAACGGCTAAAAACGCTATGGTGGTGCCTATATGGGCTAAATGCGCGATCATGGCCTAGGCGCCCTTTAAAATGGCTTTTAATTCGGCTTTGATCGCGCGGGCAGTGTCGCCCTTCCAAGTTGTGGCATTAGCTAGAAAATAGCGTACGACGGATTCGGCGGTGTCAAAATAGTACTTATCCCGGATTGTCTGCAGGCTATGCATTGCGTCAAGATAGGGCACCGCGCCAAAATATGGTTTCTGCCAGTCGCGGCTTATATCGCGGGCGATCACGTCTAGTGTACGGTTCATAGTTTACTTTCCTTTACTGTACTGTTGCTGGCATTAGCGCCATAAACGCCGCGCGCTAACGATCGCGCGGCTAATATGGTGCTAATCGATCAATCCTTTTGGTGCCCCTTCAGAAACGCGTGAATCAATTGCGCTTCCCGTTTGCCTATCTTTTGACGCAATCTATTATGCGTACGGATCGCGTGCTTGACGCTATCGGCGTTATATGGCGCGCCTTTATTGTTGTCGGTGATTATGAAGCTTTTCATTATGCTTTTCCCTCTAATTCGTATCCGTACGTTTTCCAGCGCGGGCCGGTTAACGATCGCACAAGCTCGCGCTGTATCCAATGATAGCGCCAGCGCGCTTGGTTATATGTTAAGCCGGGCCATGCTAGCGTCTCGCCATTATCTAGATCGATATATGCGCGGAATAGATCGCTTGTTATTTGTTTAGTCATTATGCTTTCCCCTTATCCTACAACGAAACCGGATTGATCGCGGCGTGCCTTGCCTTTAGCGTATAGCGCAACAACGACACCCTTAGGATCTAAATGCCTTATGTCGGTGTCGTCTCCGTCCACAACTGGCAGGCCTAAAAACGTATCGCCATTGGCAAGCATAGCGTTAACGATAGCGCGATCACGAAAAACAACGGCGATCCGCTCGCCATTAGCGACGGCTTTAGCGACATAGGGCGCATAATCGGGCACGCCGCTATAGCTAAACGTAAGATCATAATTAGCCGGTATATGCTTGCGATTAGCTATTTTCGTATAATCGTAAAATTGGATATCGGGCAAAGCTTGCATAATGTTAGCGTAAGAATAGCCGATAGCGACATTTTCCCAACGAACGTCGCTAGTACCGTTTAGGCGCACAATAAGCTTATATCCTTGACGTTCGGCTTTAGCGCGTTCGCGGATCAATTCATTATGCAATTGGTTCATGAATAGATCGCGGTACTGATTGAAGTATAGCGTTTTGCGTAGGCGCGAAAGCATAACATTAGACATAGCGCCGCGACCGGCGGTGAATAGACAAGCTTTTTCGCAACCGGCTGTTTTTGCCATAGCGCACAATTGCACGCCGCTTTGCATTGCTGGCATTAGATAAAGGATAGCCGTTTTGACGCCGTATTTTTCGCCCTTAATTGTTTTGGCGTTTGTATCGATCCCTAAAAGCTTTTCCGGGAAGCGGCTAAACAACGATCGATTATGCGCGTCGCCTAATATCTGCAATTGGATATCCAGCGACAAGCCGGAAATATCATATGCCAGCGCGGCGTCGACGTTCTTATGATTATATGCGAACGGTTGATTGATAAAATGAAGCATAGTTTCTCACTCCTATGTTGCGTTGTTGATGCCCTCTTATCTACCCTCAAACATAGTCTGTCAACAACAAAATGTGTTGCGCTAAAAATAGTCATTTGGCCTAAAATGATAGCCTAACTTTTGCCTAACTAATGACTATTTTTGATCCGGCGGAATTGGCGGGAAAATTGTTAGGCGAAAAGATAGGCTAAATAGTCAAAAGTTAGGCTATGGAAACAGCCTAAATTGCCTAGGAAAAAGTCAAGGGTTTCTGCGCTTCACCGAGGATTCTAGGCTATCTAGGCTATGGAATGTTAAGTCAGTTTGAGAAAAGTATATAATTAACCTATATGGTTAAAATATAACTTTCTAGAGAACGACTCCCAAATCGATAGCCTAAATGACCTAGACTTAGTTGACTAATACAGTTTGAGGGTCGCCTTCCCCGGACGCAATCGGCTCCACTCGCCTACGCAAACTGACTTGCAATCGCATAGCCTAGAACGCCTATGTTGCAGCGCAGCATAGCCAGCCAGCAATATGTTTTTTCGTTACGTTGACGTTGACGTAAAGGGAAAGGCCAACCCAGAATCTACACTATAGAACAAAGCCAGAACGCGTCGAGCAGGGGGGTGGGGGTGGGAGGGCCGAGCGCCGCGTGACTGTCACGGGCACGGGTCGCAAACAATTTTTTTATTTGCAAAATATCCCCGACCACATACTATTTGTTTTGACGCGGCGGCGCAGATTAGATGTCTGTTGAGGTTTTTGGATTTTCGCGCAAAAGCCAAACGCACTCCGGTAAGCAGCCCGGCCCGCGTCAATTTTTATTTTTTTAAAAATATGGTATGTGGGCAACCAGACCCCGCACGCCTCTCAATGTGAACGGTTACGCGAGCCTAGTAGTGAAGCGCATCGCGCGGGGTCACTTTTATTTTTTTTGCAATATGGTTTGCAACACACTATAGTACGCCCAATGACATTTTACTCACTGCCATTCACACCAGAACGGACGCAAGCCACCGAGGCGCGGCTGGAGGCAATCTATGAAGCTGCCCGCTACGGCCTCAAGGGTGACAGTCTGGCGATGGCCGCTGGATTGACCCCGCGGCAGTTCCGCGTGCTGGCCGACGCAGACCCGCTGGTCGAGATGGCTGAAATCAAAGGTCGCAGCGACGGCGAATACACAGCGGCTAAGACCATGTACGAAGCGGCACGCGATGGCGACAGCAAGGCTGCGCTGGAGATACTCAAGCATCAGCACGGCTGGGTAGCCAAGCAGCAGATCGACGTGAACATCGACCAACAGATAAGCATTACAGGCGCGCTGGAAAAAGCACAGTCGCGCGTCATCGAAGGGCTGTACACTGACGTGACGCCCCGACTAGAGGATAACACACATGCAGCAGCCGATATATTCAGCGCAAGACGAGATGGAGTTGATGGCGCGGCTGTGGTCGCCCACACTGAAGGATGACCCCCTAGCATTTGTGCTGTATACATTCCCGTGGGGGCAGCAGGGTACGCCGCTGGAACATTTCCCCGGCCCGCGTAAATGGCAACGCCAGATACTTGGCGACTTGCGCGACCACATCAAGGCGAACAACGGCAAGGTTGACTTCGACACGGCGCGGCTGGCGATTGCGTCAGGACGCGGTATCGGCAAGTCAGCCCTAGTAAGTTGGCTCACCATCTGGATGCTGTCATCAAGGATCGGCAGTACTACCATCGTGTCGGCAAACTCCGAAGCGCAGTTGCGGTCGGTAACATGGGCAGAAATTACCAAGTGGTTAGCCATGAGCCTCAACAGTCACTGGTTCGAGATAGCTGCCACACGCATCATGCCAGCCAAGTGGCTGACGGAACTGGTCGAGCGCGACCTCAAGAAAGGCACGCGCTACTGGTCCGTCGAAGGCCGGCTGTGGTCGGAAGAGAACCCTGACGCATACGCAGGGGTTCACAACTTCGACGGTGTGATGCTGATCTTCGACGAAGCCAGCGGTATTCCAGACTCGATTTGGTCCGTATCGGATGGTTTCTTTACAGAGAACACGCCGCACCGCTTCCATCTGGCCTTCTCCAACCCGCGTCGTAACACCGGCTATTTCTACGAGACGTTCCACAGCAAGCGGGCGTTCTGGACAACACGCACCATCGACGCCCGCGATGTCGAGGGTACAGACAAAAACCTGTATCAGCGCATCATCGACGAATATGGGCCAGACAGCTACCAAGCCAGCGTCGAAGTCTACGGTAACTTCCCCAGTGAAGGTGACGACCAGTTCATCGGCAGCAATCTAGTCGATGACGCCATGAAGCGGCCACCCATCAAAGATGACAGCGCGCCCATCGTCATAGGGGTGGACCCTGCACGCTTTGGCGCCGACGCTACCGTCATCGCCATACGGCAGGGCCGTGACATCGTAGAACTGCGGAGACACCGCGGTGCGGACACTATGGAAGTGGCTGGCTACGTCATCGACGCCATAGAACAGTTCAAGCCTGCACTGGTCTGCATCGACGAAGGCGGGCTAGGCGCAGGCGTAGTAGACCGGCTGAAGGAACAGCGATACAAGATACGCGGCGTGAACTTCGGCAATAAGGCCAAGAACCAGATCATGTGGGGTAACAAGCGCGCAGAGATGTGGGGTGCCATGCGGGATTGGCTGAAGACGGCGCACATACCGTCGGATCGGTTTCTGAAAACCGACCTCATCAGCCCGCGCACTAAGCCTGACAGCAAGGGGACGCTGTTCCTCGAAAGTAAGAAGGACATGAAGTCACGCGGGCTTGCATCACCTGACGCAGCGGACGCCATAGCGGTGACATTTGCCTTTCCGGTGGCATCTAAAGACCCACGACAAGGACGCGTTGACAGACGCGTCTCAAGCGGGTATTCTCCCGCTGGATATTCTACAAGTTGGATGGGCAGCTAGTGGCGGGCAAGAAAAAATCAGTATCGTTGTCCGTAGGCCGTGGCGAGAAATTGCCCGTGTCGAAGGGTGCGGGCCTGACTGCCGCTGGTAGAGCAAAATATAACGCTGCAACAGGCAGCAAATTGAAGGCTCCAGCGCCCAACCCGAAGACAAAGGCTGACGCAGGACGCAAAGCGTCGTTCTGCGCCCGTATGGGGGCTGTTGCAGCTAAGGCAAAGAACGGCGAACGCGCCAAAGCTAGTTTGAAAAGGTGGAAATGCCCATGAAACCCGGTCTATACGCCAACATTCACGCTAAAAAAGCCCGCATTGCCGCCGGATCAGGCGAAAAAATGCGTAAACCGGGTACTAAGGGCGCCCCTACAGCCAAAGCGTTCCGAGAAAGCGCCAAAACCGCCAAAAAACCAGCTAAGAAGGGTAAGTAAATGCCATCAGGTAAGAAAGATATTTACGGCAATAAGAGCAAAGCACTCTATAAAGCTGGCACAATAGCCTCTGAACGCGCTGCAATCGCTAACCGCGACCCAGCCCGCGCACGCCGCGCAATGGAAGCGGTAGCGCGCGAAGGCACGACAAGCGCAGCAGGCGGACGCGCACCAATGAAAATGCCGAAACCTGTACAGAAACCTGTACAGGTCACACGCACAACCGTGAACATGAAGCCAACACCGGCGAAGAAGAAATAAAATGCCTTTGGTCAAGTCGCCCAGCAAAGCCGCGTTCCGCAAGAACATCAAGGCCGAGGTAAAAGCCGGAAAACCTGTTAAACAGGCGGTTGCAATCGCGTATAGCGTAAAGCGTGAAGCCGCCAAAAAAGGTAAAAAGTAACCGCAATGGCTGATCCGACAGGAATTAACAAGGTAGGCGACGTAGCTGACATCGGTAGCGATCCAGCGAACACCCGTGGTGACCCTGATACAATGGCAACCATGCGCCATCGGCTACAGATGTCGATGGCAGCCTATTCGGACAGCCGCGAGGACGAACTGGACGACCTTCGGTTTATGGCCGGTAGCCCTGATAACCAGTGGCAGTGGCCTGCTGACGTGTTGGCGACCCGCGGCGCGGTGCAAGGCCAGACAATTAACGCACGTCCCTGCTTGACAATTAATAAATTGCCGCAGCACGTCCGTCAGGTGACGAACGAACAGCGTCAAAACCGGCCTGCCGGTAAGGTAATACCTGTCGATGACAATGCTGACATTGAAGTGGCAGCGATCTTCGACGGCGTTGTGCGGCACATCGAGTATATGTCCGATGCGGATGTAGCCTACGACACGGCCTGCGACAACCAAGTCACCTACGGTGAAGGTTATATCCGTCTCATTACGGAATATTGCAACGAAGAAACTTTCGACCAAGACGTGCGGATCATGCGCGTCCGCAACTCGTTTAGCGTCTACATGGACCCTACAATCCAAGACCCATGCGGCGCTGACGCTGAATGGTGCTTTGTCACGCAGGACATGACCAAAGACGAGTATGAGCGCGAGTTTCCAGACGCGACACCCATCTCGTCGATCCTGTCAACCGCTGTCGGCGATGAAAGCATGTCGGCATGGCTTGACGAAGACACTATCCGCGTCGCGGAGTATTTTTATTACAAGCGCAAGCGCGAAACGCTGAACCTGTACCCAGACAACGTCACGGCGTTCAAAGATACGCCGATGGATAAGCAACTGCGCGCCATGTACGGCAAGCCTGTCCGCACACGCGAAGTAGACCGCAAAAAAGTCATGTGGATGAAAACCAATGGCTATGACGTGCTTGATGAGCGCGAGTGGCCGGGTAGTTGGATACCTGTGGTACGCGTCGTAGGTAACGAATTTGAAGTGCAAGGACAGATTTACGTGTCCGGTCTGGTGCGTAACGCCAAAGACGCACAGCGTATGTACAACTACTGGACCAGCCAAGAAGCAGAAATGCTGGCGCTGGCGCCAAAAGCACCCTTTATCGCCTATGGCGGTCAGTTCGAGGGTTACGAGAACCAGTGGAAGACTGCCAACACGACCAACTGGCCGTATTTGGAAGTCAACCCAGACGTTACAGACGGCGCTGGAAACGTATTACCGCTTCCGCAGCGTGCAGCCCCACCGCTGCCGCAAACAGGTCTGATACAGGCTAAAATGGGCGCTGGTGAGGACATCAAGTCCACCACCGGCCAGTACGACGCCTCATTGGGTCAACAAGGCAACGAGCGGTCTGCAAAAGCTATCGTCGCACGCGAAAAGCAGGGCGATGTTGGTACGTATCACTATGTAGATAACTTAGCCCGTGCGATCCGTCACATTACCCGCCAGCTTGTCGATATTATCCCTAAGATTTACGACACGCAGCGCATCGCGCGCATCATTGGCGTTGATGGCGAAGTCAGCATGGTCAAAATGGACCCAATGCAGCAAGAGCCTGTCAAGGAAATTCGTGACCAAAATGGCGGACTGATCGAAAAAATCTACAACCCGTCAATCGGCACATACGACGTTATGGTCACTACTGGCCCCGGCTACATGACCAAGCGTCAAGAGGCGCTCGACGCCATGTCGATGATTCTGCAATCCAACCCGCAGCTTTGGACTGTGGCCGGCGATTTGTTCATTAAGAACATGGACTGGCCCGGAGCGCAGGAAATGGCGAAACGGTTTAAGAAAATCCTTGACCCGAAAGTCTTGGAAGAAGGCGACCAATCGCCTGAAATCATGGCTGCCAAGCAACAGATCGAAGCCTTGTCGCAAGAACTCAACCGCGTCTCTGACATTATGGAAAACATCCAAGACAGCGCGGAACAGCAGAAAATCTCCATCGACCGGTACAAGGCTGAAGTGCAGGCTTACGAAGCCGAAACCAAGCGCATCTCTGCTGTACAAAACAGCATGACACCTGAGCAAATTCAGGATATTGTCATGGGTACGATTGCAGGCGCGCTGGACACAGGCGACTTGATCGGCGGTTCACCTGAAATGCGCGAAGTGCCGCAGATGGGAGAACAGATGCCCGAAGCCCCTGAGATGGGCGAACAGCCTGAAATGCCGATGGAAATGCCTGAACAAGCCCCTGAAGGAATGATGTAATGAGTTGCGCTGATTTTATAGGTACACTGTTTCTCGCGCGCGATGTGGCTCACTCGACGCACCTGAACACGCGCAGCTTTTCCAAGCACTCTGCTTTGAACGAGTTTTACGACGAAGTCATTGATTTAGCTGACAAATTTGCCGAAGCGTACCAAGGAAAATATGGCCTAATCGGTCCTATTTCGCTTATGTCAGCTAAGAAGACTAACAACATTGTCGAGTTTCTTGAAGGTCAGGTAGACGAACTTGAGGAAATGCGGTATAAAGTCGTCGATAAGGAGTGTACCCCACTCCAAAACATTATCGACGAGATTTTTGGCCTGTATTACAGCACGCTGTATAAACTAAAATTTCTCGCATAAGGACGCGCTATGGAACTCTTAAACCCACTAAGCAAAGCTGATTATCCTGCATACAGCGTGGCGTATACCGGCACTGCTGGTAACACGTCCACATGGCCTCCCGGCGCGCAGGGCGTTGTGGTCTGGTCGGATCAGGCTTGCTACGTCGAAGTAGGCGTCGGCGCTGTCGCTACGACCGCCAGCACGCCAATCCCGCCATTTACGCCAATTCCTTTTGTGCTGACTGTCAACACGAACGGCTCACCTTGGCGCGTGAGCGCCATTCAGGTGTCCACAGGTGGTACGGTATACGCCAAACCGATTAACCGGAACTGATACATGGGCTTTGGCGGCGCTCTTCGTAACGGTGTGGCTTTGGGTCTGGGAAGCATTATCTCGTTCTTTTCGGGCTATGGTCCCGATCAAGCGCAAGGTAATCTTGAAACTGAAAATGGTGACAACCTCGTCCAAGAGGACGGCGGATTGTTGCTGCTGGAGTAATTAGATGTCAGTAACCCCTTCACCCATCGGCGGCTTTGCAGCGCAGTTTTTCGATAACAACGGCGTTATTCTGTCTGGCGGTAAGATTTTCACTTATGCAGCCGGCACGACTACGCCGCAGGCGTCCTACACCAGCGCGTCTGGCACTACGCCGCACGCAAACCCTATCATATTGGATAGCGCAGGACGCGTACCGGGCGGTGAGATTTGGCTGACTGACGGTCTGGTCTATAAGTTTGTCATCGAAACAGCCACAGGCATCCTGCTTGGCACTTACGACAACATCACCGGCGTCAATTCGAACTTCATCAACTACACGGTGCAGGAAGAAGTCATCACGGCCACCGCCGGCCAGACTGTGTTCAACTTATCGACGATTAACTACACGCCCGGCACGAACTCGCTGTCCGTCTACATCGACGGTGTAAACCAGTATGTTGGTGACAGCTATCTGGAGACAGACAGCAATACTGTCACGTTTACGTCTGGCGTACATGTCGGCGCCGAAGTCAAGTTTACGACCGCGATCCAAACAACTACTGGCTCTGTAGACGCGTCCATTGTCAGTTTTACGCAAGCCGGCGCGGGCGCTGTTCAGCAGACCGTACAGACAAAGTTGGAGCAATATGTCTCTGTCAAGGACTTTGGCGCTGTTGGCGATGGCGTTGCGGATGACGCGCCTGCAATTCAAGCTGCGATTGACGCAATGGCTGCTCTTGGCGGCGGCACTGTATATGCGCCAAGCGGTACATACCTCTTAGCTTCTTTTACTTCGGCTCCATATTATACGGTAAAAGCTAAAAGCAACGTGTCTGTTTTTGGTGATGGCCCAGACACAATATTCAAACTAGCAAACGGAAT